GCGGTAAACGGCAGAAAGATCCCCGGCAAATTTTTCATGAAACGTGCCGTCGCAGACAACCGAGAACGAACAAGCCAAATCATGTACGATGAACTGGACCGACAATTGGTCATCCTCATTAAGAAAAAATTCAATCGATAAGTGGTGTGGTGACATGGACTTTGAACAAGCGCTCCGAGCGGAATTGGCAACACTACCCGGCTTAGCAAATAAGGTGTTCCCGCAATTCGCTACGGAGGGCACCAAGCCACCTTTCATCGTCTATCAGAAATACCGTACCGACTATGTGAAAACATTGGACGGTACACAGTTTTTGCGAGATGGTTTCTATGAGTTCGACATCTTAGCGCCGACCTATGCCAGCTTGCAACAAAACTACACAAGCCTAGTCACTCTGCTACAATCGTTCGTCGGTCGGAACATCGGCACCAACGGTCCGTTTGTCCAAAACATGCGGATTGAAGATGTGGTTGAAAACTACGAACGGCAGATGGACTGGCACAGGATGAATGTTGAAGTAAAATTCTATTTCTAAGGAGTGATTATAGTGGCAAACGCAGCAATGGGAACGAAACTTCGCATCGGCTTGAACGCCATTGCCGAGCTGACTGAAATCGGCGGTATGGACATCGCGCAAGACACGATTGAAGTATCCACACTTGATTCAAGCTGGAGACAATTTATCGGCGGCATGAAAGACGCTGGCGAGATCAGCATCACGGGCTTTTTCGTACCGAGTGACACACTTGGACAAAAAGCACTGTACGACTCATTAATTGCTGGTACGGTACTGACGTACTCCATCGTATTCCCTTCGCCACTTACGGCACAATGGGATTTCTCGGCGGTTGTTACGAAATTCACAACCGGCGCTTCGATGGAAGATGCGATCAGCTTTGAAGCAACATTGAAAGTGTCAGGCACACCAGCACTTGGAATCACTGCTTCTGCCGGTGCTTCGGCATTGAGCTTTACTGGTGGCACGTCCCCAGTGTTCGCACCAACTTTTGCGAACGGTGTTGGCAACTATGCTTTCACATTCACAACAGCGGCTTCGGTCACGTTGACTGTGACAGCAGCGAACCACACCATCCAATTGTTTGTTGACGGTGCATTGTCGCAAACATTGACCAGCGGTTCACCTTCTGCGGCAATCGCTTTTGCAGCAGGACAATCGAAAAAACTTGACGTTGTGGTATTCGAAGCGGGCAAAGCGGCTAAATACTATGAAGTTATCGCAGTGCGCACGACTTAATAAACACGCAAAAGCCCCAAACGTTCGAAGCGATTGGGGCTTTTGTTCTATCGACCATCTGAGAGGGGAATCATTATGGTATCTGTTCAATTGGACAAAATTCGTTCGTTTCGCTACGGCATGAAAGCATTATCTCGCATCGAAGGTTTACTGGGTGTTCCGGTTTCAAAATTGGATTTTGACAATTTGACGCAGTTGCATTTGGCGACCATTATTTGCTGTGGATTTATGCACGAAGATCCAGACTTAACACCTGACAAGGTCATGGATCTGATCGACGAGCATTCCAGCCTTGTTGAAATCACAGCGGCAATGGGCCAAGCCTTTACCGAAGCATTTGGCACAAAAACCGGCAAAGGTGAAAAGGGAAAGTAACAGAATCGGAGCAAGCGGGTTCAGAGCTTGACCGATACAAGGAAGTGGCTTTTGAAATCGGCATGACTGCGGCGGAGTACTACGACAGTACTCCCGCTGAGATCGGTATGAAAGTCGAAGTGTACAATCGAAAGCAACAACAGCACCACGATGAAATCATTACGACTGCATACCTATCAGCATACTACAACCGAGTCAAAAAGATGCCGAAACTCCAAGAGCTACTCAGTCCAAAAGAAAAACCTAAGGCGGCGGAGCAAGCCAGTGCCTTATTAAGCAAACTGAAAGAAATGAATGCGCAACTCGGCGGGGAGATTTACTAAGGGGGTGAACATATGTCATCTTTCCAAAACTTAATTTTGCGCGTCGGTGCGGACGTATCTGGAATAAAACAATCACTGTACAGAGCGCGAAAAGAAATCACGGGTTTTAATACGTTCGTTCAAAATCAAATGACGCAGATTGGGGCTGCTCTAACCGGTACTGTACTAACACTTGGGATCGGCACAGCCATACAAGATGCGGTCAAAGTCGAAGGTGCATTGGAGCAGGTCAAGCGACTAATGGGTGAGTCGGCAGACGAGTTCATAGCGTTCTCTAAAACCACCTCAGAAGCACTTGGCATGTCCCGTTCCGAAGCCTTGGACTATGGACGTACCTATGCAAACCTGACCAGTATTTTTACCAAGTCCACCGAAGAAACAATGGAAACTACGGTGGAGCTTATGAAAGCGTCTGCCATTGTATCTTCGGCAACCGGCCGAACGATGGAAGATGTCATGTTCCGTATTCGCTCCGGTTTGCTTGGTAACACAGAAGCCGTAGAGGATCTGGGTATCACGGTTTACATCAACATGATCGAAGCATCAGACGCAATGAAACGTTTTGCGAACGGCAAGTCATGGAATCAGTTAGAGTTTCGATTACAACAACAGATCCGACATTATGCGATTTTGGAACAAGTGCAGAAAAAGTTCGGCGAGGAAGTATTCAAAAATACAGGTTTCCGAATCAATCAGTTTTCTGCATCACTGAAAGATCTTCGGTTAGAGCTTGGAAATGCTTTTCTTCCCATCGTCAATGTTGTTCTCCCTTACCTAACTGCTTTTACTCGCAAGATGACCGAAGCAATGGCGTTTGTTGCGGAATTTAGCCGCACGCTTTTCGGAGTAACAAAATCACAAGCTACAATTAAAAAACTAGATAATACAGGAAGCAGCATTCAAAATATCGGGAATGATGCCGCTGACTCCAGTAAAAAATTAAAAGGTTTTTTAGCTGGTTTTGACGAAATCAATACTGTACCTGAACCGGACAAAGGCGCAGGATTGTCAGAAACAAACAATGGTATGGGTGATCCGCAACTTAAAAGTCCTTTTGTTGAGAGTGCGGAGGAAGTAAAAACCAAAGCGTCAGAAATGGCACAGGCCGTTAGAGACGCACTTACCTCTATGTCCCAAGTGGTGTCAGAAAACAAAGACATCATCGTGGCGGGATTGGCGGCGATCGGAGTCGCGGCCGTAGGCTTATCTTTAACCTTTGCGTCCGCAGGTAAAACTTCGGTTATTGCAGCATTTTTTGCAAACATAAAGACAGCACTGGCAGCCGTCGGCACGTTCCTTGCTTTTCTGGTCACACCTATCGGACTTGTTATCATTGCTCTTTCTGCTCTTGCAGGAGTGTTCACCTACCTTTACCGGACAAATGAAGAATTTAGCACTGCAGTAAATCAAACGTTTACAAATTTAGGGGCTTACCTTACGGATTTTTACAATAGCTATGTTGTCCCATTTGCTGCCGAAGCGGGGCCGGTTCTGTCAAATGCTTTTTCTGCTTTCGGTACGGTCATGGCTGACATGTGGAACAACATATTAGTGCCCGTCGGAGAGTTTCTTGTCGGTGCGTGGTTGTCTGCATGGAAAGGCGTTATAGCGGCAGTAACATGGCTATATCAAAATGTTTTTGTGCCGTTCGGTAATTTTTTACAGATGTTTTATGACATGGCACTAGGACCGCTATACAAAGTAGTTGGAGAAATGTTGGTAGCTGCATTTAATGGGCTTTCTTTTGTCGCTAACATTCTTTGGAAAAATATTTTAGTTCCGATCTATAATATGCTAACTACGCTCTTTACCCCAGCATTCGAAGCACTAAAGGCGGTATTTAACGTACTTGTCAAAGTACTTGGTGCGCTTGGAACGGCATTTAAGTACGTCTTTTTGATTCTGGCGGGAACAGTTCGTTTGGCAGTACAAGCACTTTGGGAACTTGCAAAAAAAGTTGGGTCGTTTTTTGCTGGCCCATTTACGTCAGCATTTACAAACTTCGGAACAAGTGCCAAAGAGGTTATTGGAAGCGTTACAAAATTTTTCAAAGGTTTTTTAACTTTTATTACTGGCGTATTTACTGCTGATTGGAAAAAAGCCTTTGAGGGAATTAAAGATATGACAA